GGATTATCCTGACTACTCTACTAACTTTAGTAATATTGACAATTATCTATTAAAAATAATAAATAATTTAAATACTACTAGTAACGATGATAATCAGATATGGATTCCAGGTGTAAACTGTGTAAATGCAGCTAATCCAAGTATTATTGGGGTTGGCGGTACAGTTACTGTTTGTCCGCAATAAAATAAAGGGGCTTGCGCCCCTTCTTCTCAGAAATTATAAGAAATGCCTATAGCCGTTTCTTCTGTCCCTATTTGCCCCCCGAGAACATAATTTCCAATTTGTTTAGAAATATTTAAAGCCTGATAGGAATCAAATCCTGTTGCTTTTCCATATTCTAATGATACTCCTACTTTTTCGATAAATGGAATTGTGTATACTGCATTGATAAAGTCCAATTCAGAATTATCTAAATCTTTGTAATATGTAAGACCTAAATCCCACATTTTTACTCCAACATAGGCTTCATCTATATCCTCATACACTTTATCCCACTTATACTTTATGTACCCCGCACTGACCCCGAATTTGTCGTTAAAATTGTGAGATACGCCTGCAAACAGATCGTATTCAAAATTAGCGTCATCGTTAAAGTCAACTTGCGAAGCCCAGGCTCCTGCTATAAAGCTACCTAATGCTACTCCAACACCCCCACTAACGGCGACATTGCCATTATTCTGAGAGTAACCACGCCAAACATAGTCTGACGTTACAGCTACAGTTGCACTGAGTATTTCATTAGCAAAAACCTGTGTTGGAAGAAGTAAGAGCAATGCGACTAGTACTTTTTTCATTTTTCTTCCTCTGCGGTTTCCATTCCTGGCTGCATTTGTGATGCTGCCTGTTCTTGGATACTTTGAATAAGATTCATACTTAACTTAGCAGGAAGTTCCCCCAAGCCTTGAAGAATAATATTCACTTCTTCTACTTTAAATTTAAAGTTCATTTAAATATATCCTGCCAGTTCCCTGTCGTGCTAGCACGAGAGTATTCTGTGGCTCTGTTTTCAAAGAAATTAGTGTGCTCAACCCCGTTTAACATGTAATCTAACCATGGTAAAGGATTTTGCTCACTCCCAAATATTTTTTTCATTCCAAGACCTAATAAACGTCGATCTGCAATATATCTAATATACTCTTTTATTTCTTCTGCTGTTAGATCGGGTACTTCCGCGCCTTGAAAACATAAGTCAATGAAGGCATCTTCTAGTTCCACGGTTCTTTCTGCAGCACAATATATTTCATACTTTAGATCATCTGTCCATAAATCTGGATTTTCCTTTATAAAAGTGCGAAAGAGTTGTGACATTCCTTCAACGTGTAATGTTTCATCTCGCACAGACCATGTGACGATTTGACCCATACCTTTCATAAGGTTGTGCCGAGGAAAGTTAAGCAAGATAGCAAAACTACTAAATAGCTGTACCCCCTCGGTAAATGCCGAGTATATTGCCATTGTTTTAGCAATATCCATCGGAGTTTCCATACCAAAATTACTAAGATGCTCATGTTTTGCTAACATTTCTTTATGCTCAAAGAATTTTCGGTATTCATGATCCCCAAACCCTAGTGTTTCTAGGAGCAGGGAATAAGCTTCCTGGTGTACTGCTTCCATTGCTGCAAACGCAGACAACATCATCCGTACTTCAGGTTGCTTAAAAGTTGGCAAATAATGTGTTGCATACCCACAGCAAACATCAACGTCTGCTTGAGTAAAAAACCTGAATATTTGCGTAATTAATTTTTTATTTTCAGGCGTAAGCCTGTCCCTATAATCTTTTAGATCATCAGCCAGATTTACTTCATCTGGAAGCCAGTGCATATGTTGTTGGGTTTTGTAATGTTCAAACGCCCAAGGGTATGCAAAGGGCTTATAATATTCTCTTTCTCTTAATAAGCTCATCTAATTCCTCTACCAGTGGTGTACCACTCCCGACATTATAAAAAAACAAGTTATAAAATTAACTAATACTACTACTGTTCTTATAACTGCTACTAAATCTGCTTCTTCGGAGTCTTCTGAGGCTTTTTCGCCCAAAGACATCGCCCACAATTTCCATAGTCTACCCCTCACAAGCTAAACACCCTTCTTCGTCCATGCTTTCAAATATATACTGTCTTAGAGCTTCATCAGATACTGTTTCCGCTCTTTTAATAGCTTCGCTGCGTAGATAGTATAGAGTTTTAACTTTCTTTTTCCACGCCATCATATGAATAGCATGAAGTTCTTGTTTTGAAACATTTGCAGGGAAGAAAATATTTAAAGACTGACTTTGGCATATTTCTTTTTGTCGATCAGACGCCATATCTATAATCCATCGCTGGTCTATTTCTACAGCGGTCTTAAAGACATCTTTAGTCCAATCGTCCAAAAAATCAAGATGCTGAACAGAACCATTATTCGTAATGATACTTTTCCATACTTCGTCAGTGTCTTGGCCCATTTCTTGTAGTACGTGTTCGAGGTATTCATTTTTTAATAAGGATGATCCGGATTTAGTTTTTTGTGTAAATGCATTAGCCCTGTATGGCTCGATACTAGGAGAAGTATTCCCGCAAATAATAGAACTGCTAGCATTGGGAGCCACAGCCAATAAATGAACATTTCTAACCCCGTACCCAAGAGCGTCAGGGGCTTCACCACGCTCCATTGCCAAAGTTTTTGTCGCATTTTCTGCCTCCCGTTTGATGCGTTGAAACATCTGCATATTTTTGCCTTTAGCCATGGCACTTTCGAAAGGAATATTATGACGTTGTAAATACGCGTGAAATCCCATCGCCCCGAGCCCTAGGCTTCTTTCTTGTCTTGCACTGTATACCGCTTTTGCTAGTTGTGGAGGGGCGTTGTCCACGAAGTAAGTTATTACATTATCTAACATTCTAATTAGATCGGAAATAAATAGAGGGTTATCGCTCCATTCATCATATTCCTCTAAATTCACACTTGATAGGCAACATACTGCGGTTCTATCCTCATCCGTTGCTAGTGTGATCTCGGAGCATAAATTAGAGTGATTTACCTTTAAACCTTTATCTGCTTGGCAGTTTGGTAACGCTTCTTGAACCGTATCGCCAAACATAATGTAAGGCTCTCCAGTTTCTACTCTATTTTGTATGAGTTTTACCCATAAAGTTTTTGCAGAAACTGTTTTTGTTATTTTTCCTGTATGTGGATCAATTAAGTCCCAAGAATCATCAAAACCTGCTATTCTGGTTGCGTTTTCAATTATTTCCATAAAGGCATCGCTAATAACGACACCGTGATGCAAATTAACAGACTTTCTATTAACATCACCCCCTGTGGGCTTTCTAACATCGAGAAACTCTTCCACCTCTGGGTGAGATATATCCAAATATGCAGCATAACTTCCTCTCCTAGTTACTCCTTGTGAAAACGCTAACATTTCTGCGTCTACTACCTTCATAAAAGGTATGACACCTGTACTTTCAGATCCACTTGATGTTTTTGAGCCTACTGAGCGAATAGCCGACCAAGCCCCACCAACGCCACCGCCCACACTAGAAAGAAAAGCGTTCTCTGTGTAATGACCCGTGATTCCTTCTCGGCTGTCTTCAACATAATTAAGAAAACAACTAATAGGCAACCCACGAGTTGTTCCACCATTAGAAAGTACAGGAGTAGAAAACATAAACCAAAGTTTAGAAGCATAGTCGTATAACCTCTGTGCGTGAGCCTCATTGTCTGCAAAAGCTTTTGCAGCACGAGCAAAAGCCTCTTGAGGAGAGCTTTCTCCATCAACCAAGTATCTATCTTGTAGAGTTTTATGACTAAACTCTGAAAGATAATTGTCCCGTTTATAATCTATTAACACGCAATTCTCTCCTCAATCTGTGCTATGTTATTTCCTCCTATAGCATCATCACAATACGACATTAGATCCATAAGTTCATAGTTTTGAAGAATCTGTTCCCCTCGAGCATTTAGCTCCTGAATATGCTTATATTTACTAGCAATGGGAAGAGAGTCATAAATATTCATTGCATCTCCGTATGCAATAATCAAATCTTTAGCTCTTTTAGGTCCAATACCTGTAATTCCAGGGACATTATCTCCTTTGTCACCAGTTAGGCATTTTAAGGAAATATACTGCTCTGGGCTAACCTCATAATGGTCATACCAATTTTGAATCCGTACTTCTTTTCTATTTACATAAGAAAACCTACTTACACCTTCTTGTATAAGTAAGTCCCAGTCTCGGTCACTAGATATTAGCCAGATTTCGCCAAAACCGTACTTATCTTTGTTTTTTACTAAGTGTGCTGCAATATCGTCTGCTTCTACCCCCTCAAAACGTAAAATGGGCAAGAAAGCACCTAACATATCAAGAGTGGCTTGATACTCTTCAAAAAACTCTTCAAACGCAATTTTTTCTTCTTCCGTTTGAGTTGCGTACTTGTCCTTTCGATTCTGTTTGTAGTCAGGAAGTATAGCTTTACGGTAATTGGAAGAACCGCCATCTGCAGCGATTATTACGTCTTTACACTTATATGAGTCTGCAAGACTGTGTACTGTCTTTTCATACTCATATCTAAAATCTGTTCTGCCCTGATGCTTCCATCGAAAAGCTAAGTTGAGGGCATCAACTATCATTGTTCCTTCTTTTTTCTGAGAATTAAAACTAAGTGCCATTTATAAACCTTATATCTTCATTAGTTAACCATGCTTCCGCAAGGCAGACATAACAATCTAAATCGCTGATGTAAATATAATCTGTTTTTATTGGTTTAGTCCCCATAGTTGAATATACCTTGGATCGATTATATTTAAAAAATAAAAGCGGCAGCTGACTAGCGTTTTCGGCCTGGCTTTTAATTTTTCTCCACCAGCGACCTAGATTGTTCGTTTTCTTTTGCGTTAATATTTTATCTGTTAGAGGAGTATCAGCGTAGTTTTTTACTTCAATACAATAAATATTCTTTTCGTTTGGAACGTACAAATCCCCTTTCAGGTACTCTAAAGCACCTGACATTGGTACACGTTCAAATTGAAGATTTGTATGTTCTCGAAGTAGATCCCGTACTAAATATTCACCACGCGCTCCTTTCGCTCGTGAATCAACCACTGAACGTAAGATCGTCTAACGCTTCGAGCTTATCTTTATACTCCGAAATCTTAGCTAACTCTATTTCTATTGTTGCTATTGTATCAGGATGTTCTGCTACTCCAACAGGGTTGTCTAAAAAGACTCTAGCATTAATTTCATGCTTATTTATTTGACCTATTAGATACTTTCTTATTCCTTCTATATACAGCTTTGACTTTTTGCTCATTCTAACCTACTTATATTTTCTTCTTTTACTACTTCTTTTTTATCGAGTAGTGGGTGAGTCCAACCGTGAGAAACTATGTAAGTGTTCAAATCTTCATTAAGAAGAACTTCTACTAGTTTTTCACGTCCTGTGTCATCTAATACTGCTATGACTTCATCTAAAAACAAAATGTTAAGTCGAGACTTTGAAATACTACTCATGAGCTTTCTTATGGCAATAAGAGTTGCTGTATTTACTCTTGCTAGCTCTCCTGAAGAAAGTGCGAGAATATCTACTATTTTGCCATCGTCTTCGACTTGGACATTTAATTTATCGTTTGATACTACGAATTCAAGAGTAAACCTTCCATCGGAAAGCTCCGCTAGATAGGTGTTCGCCAATTCTTCTAACTCTTTTACAAGGTTTTCAATCTTGTAAGCTAACAAACCGTTTGTACTAAATGCTTTTTTCAATATTTCCAGATTCGACAGCAGGGCTTCCTGTTTTACGAGAACGTCTTGAAACTCTGCTGACTCTAAAAGAAAAGCATTTGTCTGTTCTTGGATTACTTGGATTCGGGTGTTATGCTTTGTCCTTCTTTCATTTTCCTTTGCTGTGCTTTCCAACTGCTCTTTTCGTTGAAGTAGCTCAGCTCGAACGTTTGCCAAGCGGCTTTCAAGCTCCTGCTTATCCAGAAGGGTACTTGGTAGGCTTTGATTAATGCTGCGATACAAGTCTGTCCAATCTGCTTCGAGTTTTTGACAACGCTCGAATTCACGATTGTTCTCCTTAATTCGTCTAATTTCATTCTCAGTTTGTGCAATTTTTTTCTCCGCTTCTGTAGCTTTGCTTATCTCTGCCGCTACTAGTGACTGTTTAAAAGTCGGGTCTACTGGTTGCTCACAGGTAGGGCAAGTGTCTCCCAACTTTTCTAGCTTTGCTAAAAGGCGTTGAGACCCCGTTACGACTTGTGAGTGTGTTCCTATCTCAGCCTGTAAATCATCGTATGAGACTTTTTCAGTTATTTTACAATTTTGTGCTTCTTGTAAATTAATTTGACCAAGTAAGTCTTTCAGTTGGTTATTTTTTGAGATTTTTTTATTTTTTTCCGAAATATTTTCAATTTCTTTCGTAAGGTAACGGAATTCTTTCTCTTCTTCATCCGTCGAAATTTCTAAATTTAACATTGGAAGTATATTGGTATCCCTCAACTTGTTATCTTCCAACCATTTTTCAATGGTATCAAGCTTTGCTTGAACTCCATTAATTTCTAAAGAAGCCTTTCTTGCTTCCTCTTTAAAAATATCAAACAACTCCACATAGTTTTCTAAGTGCAATAAATCAATTAAAAACTTTTTTCTATTTGTATCTGTTGCTGTTAAAAATTGTAAACTAGCATTTGTACTTTGATATACTAATTGAGAAAAAGTTTTAAAATCTACTCCAATTATTTCTTGAATAGTCTTATAAGTATTAGTAGCTGTGTGGCTAGATATATCTTCTCCGTTTCTTTCTAGCTTAACTTTAATACTGTTTTTTCTATCGACACTTACCGTGTATGTATCATTGTCTTTTGTAAAGGTTAAATTTATGTTGTAACCTTTGCCAACATATCTATTAGGAATATCTGCTTTTTTGATTCCTTTGGAATTTTTATTGTACAAAGCCTCCTCTATAATCAAAGGTATAGAGGACTTTCCTGTACCGTTTGTTCCAATAATTTGAGTTACAGTATTGTTATCTAATATTAACTCGTTGTCAGAACCATAGCTAAAACAGTTATTCCACTGTAGCTGTTTTAGAGTAATCATTAAAAGTTCCTATAATACTGGATATTTTTGATTTCGGAAGTTCTAGAATATACTCCAGGTATTCTGCTAGTTCTTCACTTACTGTCATTTCTTTATCTAAAACTAGTGTTGCTTCTGTACTTCGTTTTACAACTTTCTTGTCTAAAAGTTCTGAATTTTTTACTTGTGAAAGGTCTTGAATATCTCCTTCCAGTTCATAAATTGTATGATGATATTCACTAGGTATCATCTTATCGGGACTATCTACTGTCTTTCTTAAAAGCTGAGGTAATTCAAATTTATACCATTTCCAATTAAAATTTTCATCAATTAATAAGTATCCTGTTTCTACCTCATTTCTATGAAAGGAAGTAGTCATTGGACTGCCTGGGTACACAATATTTTTCTGCGTATTACTATGTGCGTGTAGGTCTCCCGCTAGTACTATTGGAAAATCTTTTAAAAGGTCTAAATCAATTTCCGGTTTAACATGAGGAGGAATTTCTCCCCTAACATGAGTAAATAAAGGTATATCTTCGTCTATCTCGTAAAATATTCTAGGTTTGTGAAGATCACAATAAGGTAAAACAGTAAATTCTCCATTAAAATTAGTAACTTTATCTACTATAAGTACTAATTCGTTTATATCCTTTGTTACTTCTTTTAGCTGCGTAAAGAAAGTCTTATTCTTTTTTGTAGCTTCGTGATTTCCGTCATATATTATAGTAGGAATTTTTACATTAGCTACAAATGAAAAATATAGTTCTAACTCCTCCATAGTCGGAAGACGATCAAAAAGATCGCCTCCGATTATATGAGTAGTACAGCGAGATTCTATTTCAGATATTTGATGAAAAAATTCTCTATATCTTTTCTTTGCCCACTCAACTGGGACATTTTTCTGTCCCAGTTTTAAGTGCCAATCTGCTGTGAATAAGATCACGCTACATTAAACTCCGCTTCAAGGGTTTCATCAACTTCATTAGTGTCGGCTTGACGGATTTCATCAAGAAGAGACTTCTGAGCGTCAGGGGTAGGACGAGGCATAACATCGTCCATAGACTTGAGATCTTCTATAAGAGCCATCTCTGCGTCGCTAAGTGCACTAGGCTTGCACTTTAGAGGCTGTAACTGGTATTCCACATTATAGGGAAGAGGACCAGTCTTAACACGCTTAAACTTGATATCCCAGCCAGTTTCTGGATCAGTAGGATCGCCTAAATCTTCTGCTGCGGTTATGATTTGTTCCCACAGCTTCTTCTTTAGGTTTACAACTTTTACTTCACCGTTGTCTATGCACTGAGTTGCATAGCTCCAACCACACTTGAGGTCGGGATAGTACTCACGAACCCAATCCTTCTCTTTGTTGTTGAAGGCTTCTGCATTACGGTCAAAAGAAAGACACTCTAAAGGAATGTTCTTATCGTTTTTACCTTTTACCCAGTAAACATAGCGAGCAAGAATGTCGCCACAAAGACGCATACTGTTGTCTCCGTCCTTGTACTGAAAAGTGCTAATTGAGGTTTTTTGAGCAGAACCTTTCTGCTGATTAAATGATATTGCCATTTTAATGTTTCTCCGTTGGGGCTTCTTCATATAGAAAATGAACTTGGTCACCTTTTACTTGAAGTAGACTATGATTGTTTAAAAATATAAAAGGATCTATTGGTAAGTGCAATACATCCAATGTCGTTTTACCAAAGGCTTTATATTCTGCATATGAGCGTAGACTTGCCATCGCTACATATATGCAGACATCTTTATAGCCGTATTGGTATGTATTATATAAAAGAACATCAGGGTGAAGTAAAAAAGACTCCCCTCTAAAATCGGTGTTGGAATACTTATAAATTCTATCAAAACGATTATTAGGGATTTGCTTTTCCACCATCATTTTTAAAACTACCACCATCTCTGATGCATTGCCTTTGCATGTTTCAAAGATTTTTGTCCAATTATATAGAAGCATATTATATCAAAAAATGAAGCTCTTGTCAAGAACTATTTTTTTAAAGTTCCTGTATGTTGTAACCCTGTTTCATATAGTATCCCATCCTATTTGAAGCCTGTCTTCTAGCAGTATTTCCTTTTAGTTGAATATCTACTACTATAGGGTCGCGTTTTCCTTCCTTTTGTCGTATGACTCTTCCTATTAACTGAGTCAATAACGGCTCATTATTTACTGGTGTGGCTAAAATCAGACAACTAAGGTCGTCCAAGGAGATACCTTCTGAAAATATAGCTTGAGTACCAAACAATATATTTGCTTCTCCTGTTGTAATTTTAGACATGAGTGTTTGTCTTTCTTCATGCGGTACCTCACCCGTAACACAAATTGCTTTGTCACCAGCCAGTTCGGCGCAGACCTGTAAAAAATGTACTCGATCACTTACTACTAACACTTTGTGACCTTTGGCAGCCATAGCCGCAGCTAAAAGGGCTATGGTATGAATATAATCCTCATTATAGGCTAGTTGTGTTACTTTATTCGCCCAAGGAATATTACTGCCATCCATAAAACGTATTTCAGAACGATGAACCCAAATACTTGGAGTCATATAGTTTTCTTTTGGGGGTTTTAAAACTTTTTGCCCAAAATAATCACGAAAAACTACATGTTTCCCGTCTTTTCTTTCTATTGTGCCTGATAATCCGATCTTATACCTTGCATAGTTGGAATCAATTACTTTCGAAAACGTTGGAGACGAGACATGATGCATCTCATCCAAGATGCATGTTCCGAATTCCTTACGTATATCTCCAATGCGACGGTACAAACTTTGAGTGTTCCCAATAACCACAGGACTGCTAATATCAAACCTACCGCTTCCAATAATGCCTGGCTCAAATCCATATACTTTTTTTACTTCCTTTGCCCACTGATTTCTTAGAGGGACAGTATGTACAATTATAAGTGTTTTTTGTTTTAACTTACCTGCAATCGCAAGACCTGTAAAAGTCTTTCCCCAACTGACCCAAGCGTTTATTATACAGTTATCTTCGATCTCGTCAAAAACATCCTGTTGGCTTGGTCGTAAAGGAAACTTAAATTTTGGAAATTCTACTGGTGACTCAATACGTTTATCGACTATTTCGTAATCGTTTGGTATCAAATCCGTTCTTCCAATCGGTATACTCACCAAGTTACTGCGAATACGTGCCATATTCTTAATAACTATAGGAGGATCTTTTGGATTGTATGAAGGAATAGTATAAGTCAGTTCTTTGCTTAAAACTTCCTTATACTGATCCGTTACTTCCAAATAAATGCGATTGCTGATTACAGCTTTCATGCGTACTCTTTTGCTATAATGTATTCTTTTACAAAACCGCTCCGTACAATATCCTCAATTCCAAATTCTATAAAATCAAATCTATTCATAGAAGCTAAAATCTCGAAGAACTCCTTCATTCCGTTTTGTTTTAAATCGGACTGAGAGAAGTCTCCACAAAATATTACTTTACAGTTTTCCCCGACTCTTGTTATGATTGAGTCTAATTCATGAAAAGTCATGTTCTGACACTCATCTATTAAAACTACCGCATCTCTTAGTGTTATACCTCTAATATAAGAAGTGGTCATAAAATGCACTAGTCTTTTAGTTTTGAGTATCTGGTATGCGTCACCTCTGCCAAACAGATCAATAGATATGTCATAATAAGGCTCTTCATACACTGAGCTTTTTTCTTTTTCAGTTCCTGGTAGGAAACCAATGTCCCTGGTAGGAACGGCACTTCGTATGATTACAAGTTTCTCATACATATTTTTTGTCATATCATCAAATGCAAGATAGCAGGAGATAAAAGTTTTTCCTGTACCTGCGCATCCGTGTAAAACTAAGTTTCTTTCACTTTCAAAAGCAACCAGTTGATTGCGAGTTAGCGGTTCTATTTCAACGAGTTCTAACCCAGACCCGTTTAAAGTCTTACTACGTTTAGCCATAAACTCTCTATACTTTTCTGCGAGTGTCCTTTAGTTTTTCTTCGGAGTACTCGTATAACATCCAAGGTATCTCATTTAAATGTAGTATACCTGCCCAAGTTCTTCCTTCTTCTGGAGGTCTTGGTATTGTAAAAGGAAAGTTAATTCCTTTTACCCATAAAAGAGAGGCAACCTCTTTCCTATCAACCTTTCTGATCTTATAATATTTAAGTCTACACATTAAGGTTTTGTCATAGATGAAGGGATCGCCTCTTGAGTCAATAAATGTTTTTCCTGTTTGCTTTAATATACCAATGTGGCTTGTTAAAGCATTTTTCAAGGGAAAAAGGTCAGTAAAAGGGGTTTGTATCCTTCTAATGCCTAGAGTTTCCCCCGACATATTTGTATCGTCTAATAACTGATTATCTAAAAACAATAACCCGTCAGAATAGCTCCAGTTGTCGTGAGGGAGGCGGTACACAGGGAAGGTTACGCGTGGAACGTCCCTGTACGTAATGATCATACAGCTCTCCGTTTAAATAAATTTTTATTTCTGTACATCCTTGCCCTTCTAGCATTTTAGCATAGGTATAAGGCCCAACACTGTGCATCTTTGCCGACATAGAATCTTTTTTATTTTGATGCACCCACGTTAGCTTCCACTTGCTATTACTCACTTAAATACTCCTGATTGGTGTAAATCTATTAGAATCTCTAATACGTGCAATCCTATATCCACGCACAATAAGATTAAAATTACTATTATTATAGGGTGAAGCTTACTCCACATCCGCAGGCGTCCTGTATATTCGGGTTTGTTATTGTGAGATACGATCCCATTAATTCTTCGTTGTAGTCTATCGTACTACCTGCAACAGCCTCTGTAGCTACATCACTAACTACCAGTATATCGTCTATGAGTCTATCTGTGATTTTTAATCCATCACAATAGTCCCAATCATACTCAAACCCTGCACATCCACTTGGTTTAAGAGTTAAAAGTATATACTTCCTATCTTTTTCAATACGCTTATAGTTAAGATACTTCTTCGCACTTGCAGTTATATTCAGCATTTTTACCCTCATAATCGCTTATAGCGGCTTTTATAGCGTCCTCAGCAAGGACGCTACAATGTATCTTTACGGGTGGGAGGCTAAGTTCTTCAGCAATTTCGGTATTCTTGATTTCACAAGCATCGCTAAGGCTCTTTCCCTTGACCCATTCTGTAAGCAGAGAGCTTGACGCAATGGCGGATCCACAACCGTAAGTCTTGAACTTAGCGTCTTCAATGACTCCTTTTTCATTGACTTGTATTTGTAGTCGCATAACGTCCCCGCAAGCAGGTGCCCCAACCATACCCGTACCCACGGATCTAGACTTGTCATCAAGTCTTCCAACGTTTCTGGGTCTTTCATAGTGATCTAATACCTTTTCAGAGTACGCCATATTGTTTCTCGAATTTACCCATTGAGTAATCTTCTCCTATTTCGAAGTCACACCCAACTGGGGCTCCAGGAATCTTAATCCCTCTGTCTAGTTGAATCCAATGTTTTAATTTCTCACAGTATGTATCTATTTCTTCTTCTGGTACTTCTGCAAGAATTGAGTCATGAACAAGTGCAAATATACGAGATTTCATTTTACTAGCTTGTATATCTGCGTGCATGTCTATAGCTCCAAGAAGGTTAATATCACTAGCAGAAGACTGGACCAAAAAGTTAAGACCACTCCTAATGCTGTGGCTCTTAATACCTGCATCCGAAGAGGTGACATTTGGTAATCTTCTTTTTCTTCCGAAGAAACTGTAGACGAACCCGTTTTGCTCAATAAATTTATGATTCGTGTCAATCCATTTTTTAAGCGAATGAAAAGATTTAAAATAATCATCAATAACCTCTTTTGCTTCTTGTTGACTGAAATAAGATCCAGAATCTTTAGTAACTTGCTCACTAATCTTCTTTGGGCCTGCACCATACATTATACCAAATGTAACTGCTTTTGCAGCTTGTCTTTGAGTACTAAAATATTCTGCTACATCTTCTACTTCACAGTCTAATCGAAATACTGTTTTTGCAATACTACTGTGGAAATTTCCACCAGAACGAAACACATCCATCAGTGCTTTATCTTCTGCAAGAACTGCTGCGACATAAACCTCTGCCGTAGTTAAGTCCATAGCAACAATCTTATGTCCTTCCGCCGCTTTGATACAGCCTTTTACAGCTGGGTTATCCCGAGGAAGCTGCTGCATATTAAGCTTACCACT